CGCTTGAGGTCTGTCAAGAACTTTTCTGCTGTATGCATCTCTTTTGTCTTAGCTATATTTATAAGATGCTCTAAGTTTCCCTTGCTTGTGGAGAAACCATTAGCACTCACCCACTCTTTTGACGGTGGAAAGAACCCAAGACCTGCCATGTGTCGTAGCTTTGTAAGTCTGTAGCCTCTCGTATCGCACTCAGGGCATCTGTTTGGCTTGGCAAAAGGTGTACCATCCTTCTTAGTTTTAATTATCCTACCCTTACCGTTACATGTAGGACACACACTAGCTTTTGTTCTGACCATCATAGCACTATTATCCTTGACAGCCTGTTTAAACTCATCCTTTCCCTCAACATTATCAAATGCAATAGCCCACTGCTTCTTGTCCTTCAGTATTCTTGAGTAAATAACCTGGCTAACCTGCTCTGGAGAGTTAAGATTTATAGGTGTGTCACCCATCAACTCTCTAACTTGATCCTGCAAGCGTCTCTCTATAGCTATTAACTCCTCTTCAAAGTCGGAACGCACATTTTGTAGAGCTTTATCATCTATTTTAAACCCATTCATGTACATCCTAGTCAAAGCTTTGCAGACTTGATTGGTTACGTCCCTAACTTTTATCAAAGATTTAGATTCTGGTCTGTCATACTCTTCCATAAGTCGCCAGTAAAGAGCTTTCGTCACCATTAAATCTTGTCTAAGATACTCTGACAACTCTTCAAGAGGTATCTCATCGGTCTGAAACCCTCGTCTAAAGTAATCTTTAAGTGTATCAGACTTTTTCATGTCAAGATTATAGCGAATAGCACAGTTTTCCAAGCTGACAGACTCCTTCTGACCACGCTGTAAGACGTATTCTCCTAGCATAGTATCAAATATTTCCCCTTCATACTTAAAACCACATGCCCAAAGCCACTGAAGATCATACTGTAGGTTGTGACCTATTAGTAGTGTTGTGTTGTCAAGAACTCTTTGTAGTTTTTTATCCGATTCATCATCCTCTATTGTCTTTTCTTTGTGGTCAAACACAAACACAGTGTTTTCATCAGACAACCAATCCTGTACACCCACAAGCGTCAAAGAATTGTCAGGCTCAAATGGATCTAGATGTAACTTACCATCACGCTTAGTTGTTGTGTTCTCTACATCAAGTATTATCTTCATTTTCTTCCTTCTTATTAAATGGTTGCCCCACAAATCTATTTAAAAACCTAGTGCAAAAGTCTTCTATGCCTTTACTTTGATAGTGCATCTTTGGGTAGCCTCTATTAACTCTTTTACACCATCTTCCTGTAGTGTAGAAATACGCATAGTCTCTGCCCTCATCGTTGGTTATCCAATACATAAATGGCTTTTCACGATATTGATAAGGGATGTTTCTCTCCTCTAGAAAACTGTCAACAAACTCCTTTGTTTCGTTAGTATCCCTTCTAAATATAGGCTCACCCTTACTATTAGTTCTAACATATTCCCACTCACTCATGCTGAATACCTCCCTGTTTCTACATCTAGCTCTACATGCACCGTACCGTGCCACCCTGTTAGTTTGTTCTTGGCTAACCGGATATGCCGTTGAGGATCATTACTGTCCTGCCCTTCAATGTCAGGGTTCTTACTAAGTAATAACATCAAATCTGCCTCTGCTGCCTTTCCTGTTTTGCTACCTTCAAGCATAGATTGATTAACATTTATCTTACCCTCAGCCTCTGCTGATAGTTGAGACATCCAGATTATAACGCAATTATACTTCTTGGCAATGTTTCTTGCGTGAATTGCTGCCTCCTTGAGGTAAATATCTGATCTTTCTGACCCTGATGTTGCAAATTTATCACCCATGTCAAGTATAATTATGTCAGGGCTAACACTTTTAGCAAGCTGTTCAACGTAATCCATGTTCTTATCTGTCGCATCCTTGATAGACAACAACTGCTTGATGGGTTCGTAGCGTTTTAGTGCCACCGTTCTATTCTCCAAGACCTGATCGCTAGACATCTTAGATTTACAGTATAGATACCTCAAGCCTACACGCTTGTATGCTTCCTCATTGCACAGCACGACACACTTTGCACCCTGATCTATAAACCCACCCTCAGAGGCTAGAATACTAGCGTGGAAGGATGTCTTACCAGTATTGGGTCTAGCACCTACTATAACAAAGTGACCACCACTCAGACCCTCTACTCGTCTGCGTAGCGAGGGGATGTTAAACTTCCATTGAAACTTAAGATTCAAATGCTCAACCAAGGTATCGAAACTAATATCATCCCCCTCAAACCTAAAGCTAGGAGTGAAGTCATCCTGATAGTTGTCAAGTATGTTTCGTAAAGGCTCAAGATTATTCTTTGTGCCATTCACATAATCAAACCCAAGGTTAGCAACTTCTTCTCCAACCATCTGCTGAAACAACTTAGATAATACTTCCTTAGCTATCTCGTTATTCATAGCTTCTTCCTTAGCTATCTTACTAAACAAGATCTCAAAGGATGTTCTATTTGCTGACGTTAGTGTGCCGTTGTTGGCAAAGAATAAAGCTTGCAACTCTGTGAGAGTTATATCTCTCTCGTACTTACCCATAGTATCATCAAGAGTATTCTTTATCTTTCTAATGTCCTTACTAAATAGTTTATCAGGACACTTACTGCCTTTGTGATCCTCGTAAAAGTCACGATGCATAAGGCTTCTAATTAGTGCTAGTTCTATCATTCTGTATCTTCTCCTCTATTAATCCATCA